TGTCCGCTCTCTCCCATCCCCCACAAAATTCGGACCAAACCGGACAGGAGTCGGCGTGGATTCCCACCCGTGGCAACCGACGCTTCCGGGCCTGACGTGGGACGCGACCGCGGGCGTCGGGGATTCCCCCCTGTCCCGGGCCGCTCGCGCCACGATCGAGGCCCTGGACGGCGCCGGCCTGCTAGAGGCCCGCCACACCCTGGGGGTCCAGCTGGTCCTGACGTTGGCGGCCTCGATCGACGCGAACCTACGCCGTGACGGGAAGGTGACCGTGGCGATATCCCAGGCCGCACGCCAGCTGCAGGACGCCCTGGCGGCCCTGCCGGCCCCGGTCGTGGACGACGGGGACCCGCTGGCCGCGTTCCTAGGCGAACGCGCCGTGATCCGCAGGGACGTCCTGGCGTGACCCCGCTGGGGGCCACCTACGCCACGGCACGGGACCCGGACGCGCGCACGATGGGGCCCCTGGTCGCGCACCTCGCGGCCCTGCTGGGAACCCCGCTCATGCCCTGGCAGCGCTACGTCGCGGACGTTGCCCTGGAGCTGCACCCCGACGACCCGGGCCGGTGGCGCTACCAGACCGTGATCGTGACCGTCCCCAGGCAGTCCGGCAAGACCACCCTGTTGCGGGCGATCGCCCTGGACCGGTGCCTGACCCGGGCCCGGACCCGGGTGTTCATGACCGCGCAGACCGGTAAGGACGCGCACGCCCGGTGGAAGGACACCGTGGAGGTCATCGAGCGCTCACCGTTCGGGCCACATACCAAGGTCAACCGGGCCGCGGGCGCGCCCACGTTCACCCTGCCGAACGCCTCACAGGTCCGCGCGTTCGCGCCCACCCCTAAGTCGATCCACGGGGAGACCCCACACCTGGTCATGGTGGACGAGGGGTGGGCGTTCGACGCGGCCCAGGGTGAGGACCTCATGGGCGCGATCCGCCCCGCGCAGATCACCCTGCCCGATCGGCAGCTCTGGATCGTCTCGACCCGGGGGTCCCTGGACTCCACGTTCCTGGACGCGTGGATCGACGCCGGCCGACTCGCGACCGCCGACCCCGGCGCGGCCGTCGCGTTCTTTGAGTGGTCCGCACCCGAGGGGGCCGACCCCTACGACCCGCAGACCTGGGAGTTTCACCCGGCCCTTGGGCACACCATCACCCGCGAGGACCTCGCGACCGAGGCCGCCGAAGCATCCCGCGGCGTGTGGGAACGCGCGTTCCTGAACCGCCGCACCACCACCCTAGAGAGCATCATCGACCTGGACCGGTGGGACCTGCTGGACGACCCGGGCATGGTCCCCCCGCAACGGGTCCCGGTCCTGGGGTATGACGCCGACCGGGACGGCGCGTCAGTGTTCGCGGCCTGGTTCGACGCGGACGCCCGGGTCACCGTGCGCCTGGTCGCCACCGGCCCCGGGCCCGCATGGCTGGTCGAGGCGGTCCCGGCCCTGGTCGACCGGTTGCGCCCGGACCTGGTCATGGCCGACGACGGGGGCCACGCCCGCGCCGTGACCGAGGACCTACGCCGCGCCGGCCTGATCATCGAGACCGTCTCAGGGCGCGACTACGGCACCATGTGCAGCTCGCTGCTGCGGCTGGCCCGGTCCGGGCGGATCACCCACGACGGGTCCCCCGAGCTACGCGCGGCGTGGGCCGGGGCCGCACTGCGGTTCGTCGGGGACCAGGAAGCGTTCGACCGGCGCCGCGCCCGCACCCCACAACATGCACTACTCGCGACCGCGGCCGCGGTGCGAGGACTGACCAACGGCCCCCAGCCGTTGCCCGCACCGGATGTGAGGTTCTAGAACATGGGCCGGATCGGTGGTTTCTACCTGGACAAAAGTCCAACCTCGACCGTGGGGGTGTGCAAGGTGTGCGGGGCACGGTACGCCGCACTGACGGCCGCGACCGCACGGCACCTCATGACCGATCACATGCACCGCCACTAGAGCGGGCGTAGCGTGCGAGGCGACCTATCCGCGCGACCAGGAGGACGAACGATGACCAGCACACCCGACGACGACGACGTCGTCGTCCAGGTCCCCGACGACAAGCCCACCCGCGTCGAACCAGTCCCGACCACCCCGAACATCCGCCAGCCTGACCAGGACGACGACGCCCGCAACGACTAGCAGGGGCACCCCCCGCGGTCAGGGGTTCGCGGGGGGTGCATCGAAAAACGTACCCCGTCCCTAGCCTGGACGTATGGGACTCATGCAGTGGGTCCGGGCCGGTGCGGCACCGCCGCCAACACCGGCCGGGGACAACGCCAGCTACCTCGGAGCGGGGTACGCGTCCCCGTTCGCGGACTCCTCGAACCTGGTCGACATCACCTTTGATGAGCTGTTCGGGCCGACTGAGGATGTCCTGAACCGGGCGGTCTCACGTGACCAGGCGATGAGCCTGGGGGTCGTGGCCCGGGCCCGGAACGTGGTGTGCCCCACGATCGCCCGCCTACCCCTGCCGGCCCTGGACGGCAACGGGCCCCGCACAGATACGGCGTTCGACTTCCTGCGCCAGCCGGAGAACGACCCGGCGTGGGTGCGTCCCGGGTGGGTCACCTACTTGTGGACCGCTGACGCGATGCTGTTCTACGGGCGGGCGTGGTGGTGGGTGACTCAGCGATACGCCGAGACCAAAGCCCCGCGTTCGTTCCGGTGGGTCCCCGAGTGGGACGCCCGCCTGTCGACCAAGGGCCGCCTGATCGGTCTGCTATCCGATGACACGGTGCACATCTCGGACGCGGACGTGGTCCGCATCGACGGCCCGCATGAGGGGGTCCTGAACTACGCGCGCCGTGAGCTGAACATGGCCCGGTCCCTGGACCGGTCCGCGGCCTACACCGCCGACAACCCCGTGCCCGCGATCAACCTCCAAGAGCAGGCCGGCGTGGGACCAGCCCACCGCCTGGAACCCGATGAGGTGGACGGCCTGGTCGCCAAGTGGCGGGCCGCGCGCCGCGCCGGCAAGACCGTCTCCTACACCCCGGCCTCGGTCAAGCCTGAGGTCCTCGGTCTGAACGTGGAGCAGCTCCTGATCGAGGGGCGCAAGTACTCCGCCCTGCAGGTGACTCGGGCCCTGAACGTCCCCGCGTGGGTCACGGACGTGGGCGTCGAGGGGTCCTCGATCACCTACACCAACGTGGCGTCCCGGTCCCGGGAGCTGGTCGATTACGGCCTCATGCCGTACCTGTCCGCGATCGAGGCCCGCTTATCCGCGGACGATGTCCTGCCCCGCGGGGTGTGGTGCCGCTATGACCTGACCGAGCTGCTGCGTGGGGACTTCGGCCAACGCATGGCGGACTACGAGGTGGCCCTACGGTCCGGGGTCTACACGCTGGCCCAGCTCCAGGCCCTGGAGCATGGCCCGTCGTGGGCCGCCGAACCAGCACCCACCGAAGGGCAGTGATCCCTCATGCCGTTGGCCCTGCTGACCAGTCCCGCCGTGGTCACCGCGTCCGCCTCGACCCGCACCGTGACCGGAATCGTGGCCGTCTATGACGTCCTCGGGTCGGCGTCCCTGGGACCGATGATCATCCACGCCGGCGGCCTGACCCTGGCCCAGCAGCTGGGTCGGGTCAAGCTGCTGGTCGACCACGACCAGGCCCAGCCGGTCGGTTTCGGGGCCGCCGCCACCGACACACCTAAACGGCTGTCCATGACGTTCAGCGTCCCACCGGGGCAGGCCGGGGACCAGGCCCTGATCCAGGCCGCGAACGGGCTACGCGACGGCCTGTCCGTGGGCCTCTGGATCGAGGACGGGGGGTTCACCTGGGACGACGACGACGTCCTACACGTGTCCGCGGCCCAGGTCCGCGAGGTCTCACTGTGCGCGTTGCCCGCCTATGACGACGCCCGAGTAACAGACGTGGCCGCATCCGCGGCCGCGTGGCGTGCCGCGTCCGCGGCCGGAACGAGAGGTACGACCACCATGCCCGCACCCGTGATCGAGGACGCGGCCCCGGTGGCCGTGACCGCAACCGCCACCCCCGACCCTGCCCCGCCGTCGCGCGACGTCGTGGTGGTCGCGACCCAGGCCGCGCCGGTCGACCCGCCCCGGGCCACGTCCCGGCGCATGACCCTGGCCCAGGCCAGCGACCGGGCGCTGGAGCTGATCCGCGCCGGCCAGCCCCAGCTCGTTCAGGCCGCCCTGGCGGACATCGTCCCCGCCGACGACGCCGGCCGCGCGGATCAGCCGCAGTGGGTGGCCGAGCTGTGGCAGGCGTCCGAGGCGAACCGTCCCTTGATCGACGCCCTGGGCACACCGCGCCCCCTGACCGCCCTGAAGGTCATGGGCTACAGCCGGGTCTACACCCAGCTGGTCGACGAGTACGCCGGGAACAAGACCGACATCTTCAGCGGGGACTACACCACCGCCCCCGCCGAAGCGCCCGCGCAACGGTTCGCGGGGGGCAACGACATCGATCGGGCATTCTTCGACCTGGGGGACGGGTCGTTCATCCGGGACTGGTTCGTCGCCGCGACCGACGACTACAAGCGCCAGACCGAGGACTACGTGGCCGCGGCCCTGCTCGCGGCGGCCCTGGCCGTGACCGGCCAGACCTCGGTGATCGGGTCCCTGAACACCATCGCCGCGAACCTGAAGGGGATCGGCGCGAACCTGGACTTTGCGGTCCTGTCCCCCGGGGCGTGGGGGGAGCTGTCCAGCGTGACCACCGCGGACGCCCCGTGGTGGCTGTCCGGTTCGTCCAGCGTCAGCCTGAAGGGTCAGGACGGCAGCGTGAACGACATCACCGTGGTGGTGTCCCCGGCGCTGACCGGTCTGCAGGTCCTCGGGGGGGACACCCGCGCGGCCACGTTCTACGAGAAGAACCCCCCCGTCCAAGTGACGGCCGTCGAAGTTGGCCGCGCCGGAATCGATGTCGGGGTATTCGGATATATCGCGCTGCTGGTCAACGACGGGCGCGCCCTGCAGAAGGCCACCTATGTGCCTGTGCCCCCCGTCGCGGGTGCCACCACCGCGCCGGCCAAGAAGTCCTAGGCACCCCTACCCCGGTCCCCCACCGCCCACACCCTGGGGAGGGACCGGGGTAGGGGCCACACCCGGCGAGAGGAGGGACCGTGCCGAACCCGTGGGTCGATAAGGTCTACGCGCGTGAGGCGTGGCCGGACGCGCGCAAGATCAGCGACGCCCGCCTGGACCAGCTCCTGGACGTGGCGTATGAGGCGTGCGCGTCCTACGCCCCGGTGACCCCGGTGGACCCGCCCGCGATCGTCCCGGCGCGGTTCCCTGAGGCGGTCGTCCTGGTCGCGCGTGCCACGTGGACCGCGGCCCGTGCCAGCTCGGACGGCCTGGGACTGAACGACGGCACGGACCTCGCACTGCCTCAGCCGGTCCTGTCCTCCCAGGCCCTGCAGCTCCTGCGCCCACCGGGGCCGGTGGTCCTGGGATGAGCGCCCGTCAGGACCTGATCGACCTCCTCGACCCGGCCCTACCTCCCGAGTGGGACACCTACTCCTACCCCGCGACGATTGATGCGATCGAGTCCGGGGCAACGGTCCTGCTGGTCGACACCTACGCGGAGCAGGCCGAACCGGTCCGCGGGCTACGGACCCACACCGTGACCCTGGTCCTGGTCGTCCCCTACGTGTCCAGCCCTGAGGCGGACGACGCACTGGACGTGGCGTGGGACGTCCTGCGCCCAGCGTTGAACGAGCTGGCCGGGGGGTTCCTGATCCATTGGACCGAGGCGACCCGGTCCACGTTCGTCGCGACCTACCCCGCCTTGTCCATCCCGGTCACCATGAAAACGAAGGATTGATACCCCATGACCGCTGTCCCGCTGACCGCCCCGTACACCATGTCGACCGCCACTCTGACGATCGGGGTGGACGACTACACCGCCGCCGTGTCTCAGGCGCAGTTCGATCCGTCGTTCTCCTCGAACACCTGGACCGGGATCGGGGGCGACGCCCTGACGTTCACGTCCCCGGCGTCCTGGTCCCTGGTGATCGCGATCGCCCAGGACCTCGCACCGACGGGCCTGCTGCGCTACCTGCTGGACCACGCTGGGGAGCAGGTCACCGTGACCCTGACCCCGCTGGCCGCGGAGGACCCGATCACCGCCTCGGTCATCCTGGCACCGGGGTCGATCGGTGGGACCGCCGACGGGTCCGCGGCCGTGGCAACGATCACCATGGGTGTGCAGGGCAAGCCCACCTTCACGGTCCTGCCACTGGCCGACACGGTCACCGAGGAGCAGGACGTCCTGGAGTATGAGGACCTGACCCCGGTGTCCCGTCAGGACCAGCCCGCGCCCGCGCGCGTGTGACCCGGTGGGCAAGCTCCTAGTTGCCGATGACCGGGCCCTGCAGGCGGTCGTGCTGGGGTTCCGGCAGCTGGAGCCTGCCTACAAGCGGGACCTGAACCGGGCCACCCGCACGGTCCTGGGACCGGAGTTCACCCGGGCCCTGACCGCGCACGCGCGCACGTCCCTGGACACCCGGGTCCTGGTCACCGGGGCCCGCGTCCAGGGGGGGAACCCCCCGGTCCTGGTCGCCGGGTCCTCGCGGCGCCGGCTCAGTGGCGGCCTGGTTCCGGACCTGGATTGGGCGGCGCAGGAGTTCGGGACCCTGGACCGGAACAAGCGCACGACCTACCGGCGCCGCGGGGCCAAGGTCACCCGACGCACTCGCCGTCAGGTCCCGGCCCGGGTCAAGTCCGGGCGCGTGGTGATGCCGGCCGTGGCGGACACCATCCCGCGGGCCGTGTCCATGTGGGTGCAGCAGTTCGTGCGCCTGGTCTATGAAGCGGCCGGGGAGGGGTAGTCGTGGCGATCCGGATACCGATTATCGCGGACGTCATCGACGCGTTGCGCGGCGCGAAGAAGCTGGGGGAGTCGTTCGAGGACGTGGCCGACTCCCTCGATGAGGTCACCACCGGGGCCCGCCCCGCGGGTGCCGCGGTCGAGGATGTCGGGGACCACGCGGGCGCGACGTCGCGCGACGCCGCCGAGATGGAACGCTCGTTTAAGGACGCGTTCGACTCGGTCCGTAAGGAGTCCAAGGACGCCGGCGACGGGGTGTCGGACTCGATGCGGCACGGCACCGAGGGGGCGTCAGCCAGCGTCGAGGAGTTCGGGTCTGAGGCGAACTCCACCGCGAAGGAGACCGCGGCCAGCTTCGACGGGTCCGCCGAATCGATCACGGGCGCGTTCCAGGAGATCGCCGCGAACGCGTTCCAGGGGTTCGGTCCGGCCGGCGCGGTCGCGGGACTGGCCGCCGCGGCCGGGATCGGGATCGTCACGAACCGGATGGAAGAGGCCAAGGAGAAGGCGCAGGAGACCGCCCAAGAGGTGGCCGATATTGCCGGGGAGCTGATCGACCTGGGGTCCCACAAGCTGGGACCCGAGCAGGTGGCCGACGCCCTGAACGAGATGGCCACCACCGCAGAGGACGGGAAGATCCCACTCGATGAGCTGCGTAAGGTCGCGGACAAAGCGGGCATCTCCTACAGCGACTACGCCCAGGGGGTCGCGGGCGATTCGTCCGCGCTGCAGCGTTCCTACGATGAGGTACAGGGCGCCCTGGGGGAGTATCAGTCCGAGCTGGACCGGGTCGACAAAGCGCACGGCCACAACTCCGAGGCCTCGGTCTCGTTCCGTAAGTCCCAGCAGGACAACGTGGGCGCCCTGCTGGCCGCGAGCGACGCGCTCCTGGAGCAGGACGCGACCCTGGACCGGGCCTCGACCACCGCGAAGAACTACGCGGACGCGTCCGCGGGGATCACCGTGCAGACCGAGCGGCAGGCCGCCGAGACCGAGCACGCGACCCAGGTCCAGGACGCCTACCGGGGCGCACTGGAGGGGACCGCCGACCCGGTCGGGGTCTACGAACAGCTCCTGTCCGCGAAGGAGGACGCCGAGCGTAAGACCGCTGAGGCGACCGCGGCAGCGACCAAGGACTCTGAGGACTCCTGGGAGGACTACGCGGCCGGGGTCACGGTCACCACCCAGGACCTGATCGATGAGTGGAACCGGCAGGCCGCAGAGAACGCAGCGTTCGCGGAGAACCTCGCGATCATCGGGGCCAACGGGGGGCAGGCCCTGGCCGATGAGCTGAAGGCGAAGGGCCCCGAGGTGGCCGCGGCGACCGCGGCGGCGATCGCTCAGTCTGACCCGGCCACCCAACGGCAGGCGATCGACGCGCACGCGGCCGCAACCGGGGTTGCCATGGGGGTATCCCTAGCGACGGGCGTGACCTCGCAGAAGGCCGGGGTGCAGATGGCCGTGGACGGGGTGGCGGCCGGGATGGTCGCGCCCTCGGTCGCGCTGAAGCTGCGCCTCGATACCGCCCAGGCGGTCAAGGACTATGACACCTACGTCCGCAACCTGCCCCCGGTCAAGGTCCAGGCGCACGGCCCCACCCAGCAGGCCGTCTGATGACGACCACGATCAGCAAGGGTGCGGTCACGGTGGTGGCCCTGTTCGTCCTGGGGTGGGACACCCCGCGCACGGCCCGCACCGTGGAGCATGACGTGATCGGCAAGCCCATACCGGATTTCACGCTGCGCCCGTCGGGTCCGCGGGGGGGGACCCTGACGTATTTCTTTGACCAGCTCGCGGCGGCTCAGGCGTGCGAGGTGCTCCACGCGGACGCCCCGGCCCCGGTCACCGTGGCGGACCCGGGTATCCCCGCGGGGACCATGACCTACGTGGTGACCGGGGACGTGGCCCTGTCCGCGGCCGATGACGCGGGCGCGGTGTGGACCGTGGCCGTGGGATTCAGGGCCGCCGCATGACCCTGTCCGCACTGTCTGCGATCGTCAAGGTGGGGGCCGTACCGCTGCCGGTGCGGGACGTGGCCCTGGGGATGGACCAGACCCGGGTCCCGTTCGGGATGGTGGACCTCACGATCCCGTACGACCCGGCCACGATCGACGCCCTGGACCCCCGCACCACCCCCGCCCCCCGCCTGTCCGTGGCCCTCGATCGCCGGTTCGCGGACATCATGACCCTGTCCGCGATCAGCTCACAGGTCACCGGCAAGACCCTGGCAGCGGTCTCTACGAAGTACCTGGGGGCGACCCTGGGGGCCCTGACCGCGGCCTACGGGACGGCGTGGAATGCGTTCGGTTTTCGCCCCGCGCAGTCGTTCAGCGCGGACCTGGTCGTGCGGTCCCGGGACATCGACTACGCCGCGAACACCGTCCGGGTGACGGCCGGCACGGATGAGGCCCTGCTCCTGGACTACGGCCTCATGAGTGCGACCCCGGTCTCCCCGGCCGTCCTGACGGTCGCGGACGCGGTCCGTCTGGCCCTGTCCTACGCCGCACCTGGGGCGGTCCTGGTCACCACCGACGGGGCCCAGGCGATCACCGCGGAGTCGGCCGTGTGGAAACCGGGGGTGTCCGCCTGGGAGTACGCCTCGACCCTGTGCACGTCCGCGGGCCTGCGCCTGTGGTGTGACGAGAAGCGGGTGTGGCGGTTGGCGGCGCCGGACGCGATCACGGCCCCCGGTCAGGTCACCCTGTCCGCGTCCGAGTCCGTGACCGCGGCCGCCGACACCATCACCCGCGAGACCGATGCCTGGTTCGACGGGGTCGTGGTCACCTACACCTGGACCGATGCCGGCAACGTCCACCACGAACAGTCCGACGTCGCCGGCGCGGCGTCCGCGTCGCGGGTCCTGCTGGTCCAGGAGGACCGCCCGTTCCCTCGGGCCGGCGCCGCCGCGGCACGGTTGCGCAAGGTCAAGGGGCAGGGCCGTGTGATGACCGTCGCGGCGGTCGCGGACCTGGCGGCCTACCCCGCCCAAGCTGTGTCCCTATCGGTCCCGAACTCCCCCACTCAGACCGGGTATGTGGCCGCGGTCACGTGGGCCCTGCCGGCCGATGAGATGACGGTCGCGACCCGCGGCCTGGTCGACACCCCCGTGTCGTCGTGGGCCTACGGCAACGTGGGGCAGTCCTGGACGGACGTCCCCGCGGGCATGCGGTGGAACACCTTCAACTGGACAGGAGTGGCCCCCTGATGGCGATCGGTGACAAAGCCGCGGCCGCGGGCCTGGTCGTCTACCCGGCGACCCAGGACGTGCGCCTCGGGTATGAGAACGACAACCAGCGCGGCGACGAGCTCGCGACCCACATGGGGGACCCGGCCGCGCACCACTGGAACCAGATCGCCGGCAAGCCCGCGATCGTCTACTCGTTCGTGGGGCAGGACATCCGCCTACGCACGACCGGGGACCTGACCCGGGTCCTGATATGGGTCGACGGGACCGAGTTCGACCTCGCGACCGGGCCCCGCGTCGCGGCCCTCGAAGCACGGGTGGCGGCCCTCGAAGCTGCCAACCCCCACCGGGAGGGCTGAGCCGTGGCCGTGGGTGCACCCGATGCGAACGGGATCTACCAGTACACCGAGGAGGACCTGGCGTCCCCGTTCTCCACCACGTTGAACAAGCTCGCGGGGTCGGTGTCCGCGACCCTGACGGGGGCGACCTACGTCCCGACCCTGACCACCGACACCGGCCCCAACCCCAGCGGGTACACAGCCACGGGCCGCTACCGGCGCAGCGGGAAAATCCTGCTCGTTCAGTTCTCGGTCGTCATGGGCGCCAGTTTCACCCCCGGGACGGGTGTCTACCGGGTGAGCCTGCCACCGGGGGTGTCGGTGTACGCGGCTGGCGGGGTAGTCCGCGCGTATGACGGGTCGACCGGTAACGCGCACTTGGACTGTCGGGTCGCGCTGGGTACGGGCACTGCACTGTCGTTCCAGTTCACCTTTACCCACGGGGGGCCCCTGTCGACCGTGGGCGCGACGACCCCGTGGGTGTGGGCGTCCGGGGACATCCTCGACGGCTTCGCCATCTGTGAGCAGGTATGACGATCGCGGTCAGCGCGAACAACGGGACGGCCCCCGCGTCGGCCCTGTCGGTCCTGCCGGGGGTCAACGGGAACGGGTCCGCGCACACCACCCCGCACGCCGTGGCACAGTCCTACGCCCGCATCCGTGAGGGCATGCGGGCCGCGGGCCTGGGCGACCTGGTCCCCTCCGACGGGTGGTCGTGCTACCGGGACCGGGCCGCCCAGCAGCACATGCGCGACCTCGGTCTGACCACGATCCCGGTCGGCCAGTCGATCCACGGGGAGTGGGACTACGGGTCGGCCGTCGACTACTCGGGCCTCGGGGGGTTCGGGGCGCCCCGGCACGAGTGGCTACGTCACCACGGCGGGGAGTACGGGTGGTATCAGCCGGGGTGGGCCCAGGCCGGCGGGTCCCTGCCTGAGCCGTGGCATTGGGAGTACGACCAGCGCGGTGACGCGCACCTAGGGGAGGAAGACGAGATGACACCTGGAGAGGTCCAGCAGGCGTGCGAGGAAGCGATCAAAGGGGTGCTACGGGCACCGGAGTTCCAGGGGTACATGCGTGACCTACCGTGGCAGTACCCGATCAATGGTCCCGACCCGGCGTCGTGGTGGTTGCGGGACGCCCGCCTGGCGCCCGAGCTGCACGCGGATATCGCGGGGGTGTCCGGTCAGGTGGACGAGCTGGCGGAGGCGGGGACGCTGCGGGCGTGGCCTTCGACCCTGTCCCTGATCCTGGCGGTGGCGATCATCGCGGGCCTGTTCGCGGGCCTGATTTCCCAGGTGGTCGAGGACGGCGTGGTTGCCGGCGCCGCGACCCTGGTGGGTGGGCTGGTCGGGTGGGCCGCGTCGACGGTAGGGCACCGGGTCGCACGGCACCGGCAGGACGGGTCAGGGGCCGTCCACGGGTAGCGGCCCGAACAGGGCCCAGGCGAACACCAGGGCCGCGAACAGGCCCAGGGCCACCCATTCCCACCACCGCCACGGGGGCCCCCCGGCAGGGTCGCTCATGGGGCCACGTAGAGGCGGTCGCCCCCGAGGTCCCCGTAGGGGCCGATGGTCCCCAGGTGCCCGTCTGCGACCAGGCGCCGCACCCCGGGCACCGAGGTCCCCAGGTAGGCGGCCACGTCGTTCAGGTGCCAGAGGCCGGCCGGGACCACCCGCGGACGGGGGCCGTCGTCGCGCGACGTCGCCGTAACCGTGTCCACGCTTGATCCTAAGGCGATCGCCTGTCCCGTGGTCGGGTCTTCCAGCAGGGTGCGAGGGTCGGGGGCGTCCTGGGGGACCAGCCATGCCCCACCGGGGGTCTTGACCGCCCCGGGTAGGCGGCCCTGGTCCGCGTAGCGCTGGACCTGACGGGGGGACAGGCCGTGTGCGGCCGCGTAGGACCGTGCCGGGACCAGAGTGGGGATCGTCATAGCGCGTCACTGTACGGCGTCGCGCGGCGGCGTGGTGTGACGCGCCCGAGTTGGACGGTTGATCTTGTGGGTGGGTGGGCGTACGCCTGACCCCTAACGGGTGAAACCAACCGCCCGAGCTGGGGGCCGCAATGATGCGGGGAGCAGCACGACCGAGGACCAGGACGCGCGTGACGCGCCCGGAAACGGCTAGGTCCCACACCCAACAGGGTGCGGGACCTAGCCTCACGTTTGTCCGGCCAACCCTGCCAGGGGTGCCGGAACCCACGTAGTAGGCGCTACGTGCTCGGGCCCAGGGTAACCCCCGACCGGCCGGGTGCGTCGTGTAGACACACCCGCTGGGAGCGGAGCGTTAGCCGTTCGCCCGGTTAGTCCCCGGGTCTAACCCCCGTCGCAGGGCCACACACCTATGCCCGATTGGTACCCGGGCCCCGTCGTGACGCCTTGACCGGTGCGCACGCGTGACGGGTACGCGCTAGTCACGACGCGTCGATGTCGGGACAGTCTGGTTGCACTGAGGTAACCGGGGCGCATGCCGGTGGTGTGGCGCCCACCCCTGAACGGGGTGGGAGTGGAGCGCGCAGGGGTGTCCCTCCCAACCAATGACGCACGCCACACCGAAGGTGGGCACTGCGGTCAGGGCAAGCCGCGCAGCGGCGCGGCAGCGGGGGCCCGGGGGTGGACCCCCGGATACCCGACCACCGCGCTACCGTCAGGTTCATGGTCAACGACAAAGCGGCCGCCTCAGTCCACCCGGGCAACCCCAACGGGTACACCGTGCAGTGCATCGAGTGCCACGACGCGGACCTGTTCCGGGCCCTGTTCCGTGACGTGGCGGACTGGTTCGCGACCGAGCATGCGGCCCTGAACGATCACACCACGACGGTCGTGGAGCGCCCCCGATGAGCGACCAGCCCCCCGACGACGACGCCCCGGACGGGGACCTACCGCCCCTGTCGGTCCTGGTCGATATGTTGGACGACGTGATCAAGCTCCTGGACGGCGTCGCGGACCTGGTCACCGACCACCGCCGCGTCGCCGGTGACGACCACCACGCGCTCGCCCGCCTGCAGCACGTCTCGATCCGGGTCAACCAGGCATGGACCTCGGTCCTGTCCGCACGCGCCGGCCTACGCTCATGACCTGCCGGGTGTGCGGCCGCGACGGCGTGGAGCTGACCGAGCGCGGCTGCTGCCTGGACGAGTTCGCGTGCGCGGCCGCGTACACCGTGCAGCTCCTGCCCCGCCACCGACACCCCCGCCCCGGGCCCCCGTCGGTCGACATCCGTGCCTAGCGTCCGGCACACCGTGGTCGTGGTGCTGGACGGAACCGGCCGAATAGTGCAGGTCGCGGGTCGGCGCACCACCACCACCACCACCACCACCCCTGTGCAGGTGCGCGCGGTGGACACCCGGGTCCTGCACACTGCGCTGCAGCTAGCAGGTGGTGATCCGTCGCGGTTGCGGTTCGAGGATGACGGGGCCGTGACCGTAGCGAACGGGCCACGCCGTGCCTAGGGTCGGGTGTCAGTGCGGCCTGTGCTGGACGGTCCCGAGCGCGGCACACCTGGACTGGCACCCCGTCCTGAACAGGTGCCCCGTCCTGGCATGGGACCTGGACCGCCCACGCCGGAACATGTGATCCCCTATCTGTCACTGGTCCGTGACACAATGCGGGCATGCGCAGCGACCGGCCCGAGTGCGTGCACGGGGCCCCCGGTGGTGGACCAGCCACCTGCGCCCTATGCCGGGTGGCCCAGCGTCGTGCCACCCAGCAGCAGGCCGCATACCGGGGGCCCGACGCGCGCCAGCTCGCGGCAGGACCAGACGCGTGACCGCCTGGGGTGGGCGCCGCGCCGTGCGGCTACGCCTGGCAACGATCGGGGAGTGGGGCACGGTGTGCTGGTTGTGCGGACGCGACGGGGCCGACAGTGCCGACCACGTCCTGCCCCGATCCCTCGGGGGGTCCGACGCCCTGGAGAACCTGCGCCCCGCCCACCGCGCGTGCAACTCCGCGCGAGGTAACCGTGTCGGCCGCACCCAGCGACCGGGACGCGATGACTCGGGGTGGTTCGCGGCGCCGACCGCGGGCGTGGACGTCACGACGCGCGACGGTCCGAGTTTTTAAGCCCTGACCTGCGGAAACTCTCCCGGCCAAGGTCACCCGACGC